AAATCAGCTGCGTGCCGGCCGTCCCATTCGTCAGCCAGAGATTCCCATTCGCTTGCGCCGAGACCGCCGCGCCGCTTGTGAACTTGTACGCATCGGTCGAACTAGGGCCAGACGCCGCGATGGTGATCCCGTTACTGTTCAGCGTCACGCCGCCCGCCACGAGCGAATTGTTGTTAATCTGGACGCCGCCGATGATCCCCGATGTCGATTGCAGCGTGCCATCGGCATCGACTCGGAAGGGCGCGGCGTTCTTATTCGTGCCGCCGATCCGAATGCCGCCGTCGCCCGCGTCGTTCAGCCAGAGCTTATTGCCGCTGCCGACGACGATCTGGCCAGCGGTCACGCTGCCGAGATCGGCCGTGATCGCGGATAACTGCGCGACGTTCAGCTGCGCCGCCGTGATCGTGTTCGCGGCAATATTGCCGGCCGTGATCGTGTTCGCGGCAATCTGCGCGCTCGTGATGGTGCCCGCCGCGATCTGCGCCGCCGTGATCGTGCCCGCCGCGATGGTGCTGGCCGTCACGGCGCCCGCCGCCAGGTTCGCCGTGACGATGGATGCCGTCCGGATCAGGCCGCCGTACACTTCCGTCAGCCCGGCCGGCGACCAGTTGGCCAGCTGCGTGGCGCCCGCTGCCGTCTGGCCGAGATACGCGCGCACGAAAAAGACGAACGGCCCGGCTTCGCCCGTCCAGATCGTCACGATGACCAGGCGCGCGGTCGAAGTATTCGCGGGCGCCACGGCGATGATGCCCGACCGACAATAGCCGGTCAGAATACTGCCGCCTTGACCATCGGCCATCGCGCAGCCGGTGCCGTTATTCGACGCCAGGATCGCGCCGTTCACGTCGAGAAATTGCAGCGCGACATAACTGCTGGTCCGGTGATTGCCGAGATAGATGCTGGCTTCGTACGTGCCGCCCGCGACGGCCGGATAGGGCCGCGAGATCCCATAGGTCGCTGCGCCGTTCGCGGGCGATCCGGCGTCCGTGTAGTAACACGTCGATGGTTCGTTATTCAGCCCCCAGCCGCTGCCGCCGAAGTTGGAACTAAAGGTCGTGGTTACGTAGCCTTCCAGATGCCAGTCGGCCGTGCCGGTGCGACATTCTGAATTGCCGATCATATTGGCGCCTGCGCCGACTGCGAGCTTGTCGGCCGTGATCGCGCCGGCTGCCAGCGCGTTCGCCGTGATCGTCTGCGTCTGGATGTTGCCGCCGTTGATGCTCGTCAGGCCGGTGCCGACGCCGTTGAACGTCGCCACGCCAGCCGGCGTCAGACTGATCGCGGGCGCGCTCTGCCCCTTCCGCAGATAGAAGCCGAACGTGGCATCGATGAACAGATTGGCGCCATCCGGATCACCCGCTGCGAAGCCGTAAATATCCGACGTGTGCCCGTAGCCGGCGCCGTTCAGATTGCCGAGCGCCCACCGTGGCGCGATGTCATTGAAGCCGCTGCCCGTCCGCACGTTGCCCACGATGCTCGGCCCCTTGCCGTACTGCAGACCGCGAATGTTATTCATCGCGTACAGGTCGAGATAGCCCGCGCCGACCTGGCCAGTATTGACAATCGCATCGCCCGCGTACCAGTGATGGCCATAGACGCCCGACAGGCCGACCGCGCCGTACGCGATGGGCGGCGTGCAGCCGGGATTCGTGATCGGCCCCGTCGTCACCTGCCATGCTTCGAACTGCGGCACGCCGCCCGGCGCCGTCTGCAGGTAGACGATGTCGCCGTTCGCCATGTTGTTGTCTTTGCTGCAGAAGCCTTGCACCGGGGGATTCCCGGTCGTGTCCACGTCGGCCGTCAGCTGCGTGGTCGGCGCGACCATAACGTGCCCGCCGATGGTCGCCATTACGTCCTGCGCCACCAGCGACTCGACCAGCAGATTGGCGACGTTCAGCGACAGGTACCGCTTATTGAGCGCGCCCAAATTCACGTCGTAATTGCGCGCGGGCAGAATGTCTTTGCCCTGCGGATCGGTGACGAGATCGCCATTCGGCTGCAAGACCAGATCGGCCACGGCGCCGATGGCGGGCGTCAATAGCCGCTGATACAGCTGCAGCACGCCGCCGCGATCTACCGTCAGCGCCGTGATGCCGCCCGCCGCGTCATCTGAGAGCGCTTGCAGGTACAGCGTTTGGGCATCGACAGCCAGCCGCCACAGGCGCGCATTCGCGGTCTGATCTGTTTCGATCAGACTGATGGCTGGAAACGCCGCCGCCACGGTTTGCGGCTGCGTCCAGATGTTCGCCGTGCCCAGCCGTGGCAGCCGTGACCAGACGCCCGCTGATAGCTGCGTCCACAGGTCGCCGGTCGTGCGGTCGAGATACAGATCGCAGACGTTGCCGCCGCTCGGCGTGCCGGCGCCGAACGTGCCGACGCGCAAGACACAGCGCGCCGCCGACGCGGTGCCCAGCGTCACGTCGGTCGCATCGATCTGCTGCTGCGCCCGCGCGAGCGCTGGCCAGCTGGTCAGCAGCACGAGCACGAGCGCCAGGCGGATGATCATCTTCATGGTTCTAGTTGCCCGATGGCGTACACGCCTGCGTCGGCCGTGTTCGAGATCACGCGCAGCACGTAGGTCTGGCCGGCGACGAGCGGCACGCTGACGACGACCTGGCCGGCCGCCCGCGTCGTGGCCGTGATCCAGCCGGTCGCCGCCACATCGACCGGCGTGGTCGGCGTGGTCACGTTCGACCAGAACGCCTGTACCTGCACGGTATTGACCTGCGCCCAGATCCAGACGCGCAGCTGCGCCGACGTCGCACCGGCCGGCGCCACGAACAGGTTGTAGTTGAGCACCGGCGCCGCAGCGGGCGTGGTTCCCATTGGCACGCGCGCCTGGTCGCTGCCGCCGAGCGGAAAGGGCGCCAGCCCGGCCACGACGGGGCCGCCGCCCGCGCCGCCGCCGCCTGCCGCCGAGATCGGGATGCCGCCCGTCATCATCCCGCCTGACCACTGGCTGTACAGATGGCGCCACGAGTCAGCCGACTGCACGATCAGACTTTCGATGGCCGTGACCGACCGGCGCACCTGGCCATTCGGATCGGGCGCCGACGTCACATCCGTGATCAGGTACGTGCCGTTCAGATGGCGCGCCGGCATCGAGATCGTCTGCACCTGGCCGGGCCGCACGCCCAGCGCGAAGGTCTGGTATCGCACGGTCTTGGGAATCGGCGTGTGCGCGGCCAGATAGGACGCCGCCAAAGTCGCCGCCAGATTAAAGTCGGTCGTTTCGGGCGACTGGATCACCGTTTCCCAGACGCCGTGGATCGCTTGCTGCGCGGTGTCTTCACTCACCACGCGATTGGTGACCGCCGCATCGATCCCGAGTTCGAGTGTATCGAGCAGGATGTGGCCTTCCCCGAACCATTCGCCGTCGTGGCAGGTATCCGTACACGCGATGGAATTGCCGGCCGCGCCGGGCGTGTTGGCAATCGCTTTCAGGATCGGCAGCACGCCGCCATTAAAGAGAAACGCCGACGCCGAACTGTTCCCATGCGATACGCCCTGCTCGTCGGTCGGCCCGACGATGGCCGAAATTAGCTGGTTCATCGACGCTTCGGCATCTGGCCCGATGCCGACGTCCGTGGCCGTCGCGCCGGGCGACGTCTTGAAGGTGTACGTCGTGCTGCCGAGCGTGACCGTTTCCCCATCGGCCGGATTCGCACTCAACTGGAAGAATCCGTACGCCGCCGCCGCGCCGGCCGTGAACCGCAGGATCACGCGGTTTGTGTAGCCGGTGCGCGTCGGCTCGACGGTGATGTCGCCAATCGCCACGCCGTTGCCGGGCGCGAGATTGACCGGGCACACGTCAGTCGGCGGCTGGTACATCCGCAGCTGCGTCCATGAATTGATTTCCCAGACCCAGCCGCCCGCCGACGTCGCCAGCGTGTCGAGCACGTCGCGCACGAGCACGTCATCGCACGGCAGCGCCGGCAGATCCGGCCCGACGCCCTGCGCCGGATGCAGACTGCAGCCCGGCAGATACGGAACAAGCCGCGCCAGCTGTGACGCGAGCGTGCCCGCCAGCAGCACTTCCTGCACGTAGCGCCGTGCGGCCAGCGCGCTGTAGTCGCTGGCGTTGATCGTGGTCGTAATCTTCGGCACGCCCCAGCCGCCGACGCCGGCTTCGGTCGGCTGCAGGATCGGCCCGGCGAAGATGCGCCGCTGAATGTAGCCGAGCGTGCCGACCGCGCTGACATTGACCGGAATCGAAAAGGTCGTCGGCGTCAGCCGCGTGACCGTCCAGGCGCCGTTAATGACCGGCGCGCCGCCGACCGTGCCCTGCACTTCGATGACCTGGCCGGTGATGATGCCGTGCGGCTCGTCGGTCGTGATCACGGCTGGATTGCCCACACTAACGGCACGCATGAAAACGACTTCGTACAGCACGACGATCTGGTCGAGCGCCGGCCGGATGCTGGCATCGAGCGACACGAGCGCGCCCTGGAAGGTGTCGCGGCCGTTCGCCGTTTCCTGCAGCGACCAGCCCGCGATCTGCAGCGCGACGGGCACGCCGTCGAGCGTGGCCAGGTGCTGCGCCATCTAGCGATCCAGGCCATAGCGGCGCACCACGGCGGGCACATGCGGCACGACGCCTTCGGCCAGCGTGCGCGCGTTCGTGCCCTGGCGCAGCCACGCGGCCACGCTCTGCGAATCCAGCGCCTGGATCACGATGGTCGTCGCCTGCGGCTGGTATGACCCGCCGCGCCGGGCGTCGTAGGCGCGCGCGTCCGCGACACTCAGCACGCGTTCGCCGGGCGTCAGCATCGCCGGCACGGTGTCGGTCCCCTTCGGCATCCAGGGCCACACGGCGCCGCCGCCCGCCAGATAACTGATGCCGGTCGTCGTGACGAGACCGCCACGGCTGGCCGTCGCGGCGCCGCCTGGCCCGGCTGGCGGCCCGGCTGGCGGGCCGCCCGGCGATCCGTTTGTGGTGTAGTTCACGCCGACATTCACGGTCGTCGGAATTTTCTTGATGGAATTCGTGACGTCGCCGCTGGCCGCTGCGGCGTTCTTCTGCAGGTCTTGCCACGCTTTGTCATCCGACAGTGCCTTCTGCTGGATGCCGAGTTCTTTGCTGACTTTGTCCAGGCCGTCTTTGCCGGTGATGGTGCCCGCCGCCGTCGTGCCCGCATCCGCCGCCTTCTGCCACGCGGCCGGCAGGTCGCCGCCGAGCACCGTGATCAGCGCGCCCAGCCCTTCGCGCAGCACGTCATTCGTGGATTCTTCCTGCGCGCCAAGAATGCCGTCCTGCGTGGCCTGGTCGATGATCTTCTGCGTGGCTTCATCAATCGCCAGGCCTTTGTCTTTGTGCAATTTCAGGATCGTCTGCAGCGTCGGCACCATCGTCTGCTCGGCTTCCTGCTGCGAGAAGCCCGCCGCCGTCAGCTGGTCGTACGCCGCCACGCCCTGCGCTTGCAGATCGGCGAAGCCGTCAGCCGTCAGGCCGCCGATGTTCGCCGTGGCGGTCATTAGGCCGTTTAGGCTGCTAATCTCGGTCAGCAGCGGCGCATTGTTTTTCGTCAGATCGCGCCAGCGCGACAGCGTGTCGAACGCCTGGCTGCCGCCAAGCCCGAACGCTTTGGCCCCGTCGATCAGATCGTCAATCGAGCCGCCGATGGCGTTCATCGCTTCGACCGGCGACTTACCGGATGCGACGAGCGTGTTAAACGTCGCCAGCGCGATCCGGTTCAGCCGGTCGAATTCGGCCTGCGTCGTCACGGTCGCATGGCCGACAGCGGCCTGCGCGGTCTCGACGTCTTTAGCGGCAGCGGCCAGGTCTTCCGCGCTGGCCGTGCCCGATGCCGCCAGGTCGTCGTACGCCTTTTGGGCGTCCGTGACTTTGGCCTTCAGGTCGATCATCGTCTTGGCTTCGCCGCCCAGCTTGCCGGTCACGCCTTCGATAGCTTTGGCGATGTTCCCCTGCTGTTTGGCCATCAGGTCATTAACGGCCGCCAGATTCAGGCCGAGTTCTTTCGACTTCGTGATCGCCGCTTGGATCGTGGTATCCCACAGCCGGCCGTCTTCGCTGAGATAGCCGCTCATTTCCTTGAACGCATCGTTCAGCGCATTGACCGCTTGGCCAGCGGTCGGCCCGCCCATCTTGATGACGTCGAACAAGCCGGCCATCAATTCTTCGACGTGCCCCAGATTCTTGTCGCTGACGCCGCCCAGTTCGCGGATGATGCCGGCTAGATTCAGCGCTTCCGCATAGAAATTGATCAGCGCGGGCGATCCGGCTTTCAGCTGGTAGAAGCCTTCCAGCGCCTGGCGCGACCGCTCCATCGATGCGACCAGTTGATCACTGAACGCCACATAGACATCGCCGCCGAGTTCGCCCACCGTGATGTCGCCCATCGGCTGCGTCGTGATCAGAAATTTCTTGCTGGCGTCATCCGCCAGGCCTAGTTGCTCGCGCATGATGCGGGCGGCATTGGCGGCATCAATCAAACTTTTCGCCAGACTGACACCCGCGAAAAACAAGCCGATGACCGACGCCGCCGCGCTCGCCGCCGACACGGCCAGATTGGCAAACGATTCGGTCGTATGCGTGGCTTCCTGGTCCCACGCGGTCTGCGCTTTTTTTAGGGCGTCAAATGACTTCGACACCAGATTGATGTCGGCCACGCCGGTGCCGACCGCTTTGGTAATGCCGCTGAACGTGCCGCCGCTGACCTGCGCGACGGTCTGGAAAGCGCCGGCCAGACTTGACAGCGTCTGATCCAGCGTCTGCACGTTTTTCGCTTGCGCCAGAATCGCCGCCGCCTGGTCTTTCGTGATGCTGTTGTACTGCAGCAGATGCGCCACAGCCTGCTCGACGGTCATGTTGTGCGACACCATCAGCCGGATGGCATCCGTGATCGTCTTGTCGAGTTTGACCTGCGCGAGATCGACCGCCAGCGTGGCGGCGGTCGCCGCATCCAGATGCAGCTTCAGCTGCGGCAGCGCCAGCGGTACTTTGATCTTGTCGAGACTTCTGCCGAATGCGTCGATGCCTTTGGACAGGTCGGCGGCGCCGCGCTCGGATTCCTTCATACCGCCGCTCAGATCGGGAAACGCCTTCAGTAGTTGGCCGAGCGGTACAGCCAGCGCCGCGATGGGCGAATGCAGCCGCGTATACGCCACCCACATTTCTTCCAGCTGCGCGGTCAGCGGCACGCCCGCCGCTTTGGCTTCGTTGATCAGCTTGATCAGGTCGGTGAAGCCGGTCATCGTCAAACCCTGGCCGGATGCGCTTAATGCCTGCAGCGCGACGGACCACTGCCGCAGGTCTTCGGCCACTTTGGCGCCGCTGGCTTTGTCCCCGATCTCTTTGATTTTCTTCGCCAGCGCGTCGGCGGCGTCGGCCGCTTTGCGCGCGGCGGCGGCTTCGGCGGCCAATTCTTCCTGCGTCTTGTGGATGGCAGCGGCGGCCGGCTCGGCGGCCAGGTTGACGTCGTGATGCGCTTTGGCGGCGGCAATCAGCGCGGCATTCGCTTGCTCGATGGTCGAGCCTTTCGGCAGTTGCAGGATCACGGCATCGCGCTGCGTCTGATCAAGGATTTTCAGCGCATCATTCAGCCCGTTATTGCCGATCAGCGCCGCGATGGTTTCCCCGACCGCAATCGTGGCGCGGTTCTTAAACTTCTCGATGGCATCGCCCGCCGCGTCGAGCCGCGCCACGGTGTCGTTCGACATCTTGTCAGCGGCGCCGGCCACGTCCAGAAAATGGTCTTTAATGGCGGGCAGCAGCGTCTGCCCGCCTTTGCCGAAGAGTTCGACGGCCACGCGCGCCTGCGTCATCGGATCGGGAATCTTGGCGATGGCGTCGGCAATCGTGTCGAAGGCGTCTTCCGGCTTCATCGCCCGAACGGCTTGAAACGACAGACCAGCCTGTTTCAGCGCGTCCACGGTGCTTTTGCTGCCGCCGTCCAGGTTCGAGTTCATCTTCCCCACGGCGGTCGAGACATCTTCCGACGACGCGCCGGCCAGCTTCGCGGCGGCCACCCAGCCCTGGAATTTTTCCGCGCTGACGCCGAGCTTCCGGCTGGCGTCATCAATCGCGCTGGCCATATCAATGGCGCCGCCGATGAGTTCTTTGGCGCCCGACAGCAGCGCCTGCGCGCTGAACGCCAGACCCAGCCCGGCCGCCAACTTCGTGACCGATCCCAGGAAGGTCTCGAAACTTGACGCGCCTTGCTTCGCCGCGTCGGCAATCTTCTGGATGCTGGCCGGCACGTCTTGCCCGAGCGCGCGCAGCTTGGCGGCGGCTTCCGTCGCCACGGCGCCGACTTTGGCGAGTTCTTTGGCGGTCAGTGTGGACACGCCGCCGACGCGCTCGACGGCTTCGGCCATCAGCGTGGCCTGCTGGATGATCTTGGTGCCGCTCAGCGAATCCTGCATTTTCACCAGGCGCGCGGCGGCCGTGTCGGCGCCCGACGAAATGCTTTTGAGCGAGCCTTCGGCCTTCGCGCACGCGGCCGTGAACGCGTCGAACTGCGCCGCAAATGTGGCGACTAATTCAGCCATGCCAGATCACGCGTCCGCATCGTCGCGCTGTTCTTCCAGCAGCCAATCGACCAGCACCTGGTAGACGTCCGCATCGAGATCCGAGACCCATTCGTACCGCCAGTTCATGCGGCGCGCGATGGCAAGGTCGGATCGGACGCGGTCGATCCATCCCCGTTTTTTTCCTGATCCCGCGCGGCGCGCATCGCGTCTTCGTGGGTATCGACCACGCGCACGAGTTCGGCAAAGTCTTCGATGTCGAGCAGATCGAGATACGCCGCGACGGTCTCAGGCGGCTGATCGCGGATCGGCATCGGCTTGTCGTCGGCATCGGTGAATGACCAGTCGAGCAGATAGCCGACGAGCTTGCTGATCCCGACCTTCATCGGATCGATGCCCGGCGTGCCGCTCGACGTTTCGCGCATCATGCCGGTGTAGATCTGCCGCTGTTCGCCGGCCGTCAGATGCTTTTTCACGAGCAGCCAATCGCCGCGCGAAATCTCGAGTTTCACTGTCTCAGGCCGTCGTATACGCCGGCTCAAGTGGTGTCCCTTTCACGCGGCCCCAGACGCGCCGTCAGCGTCGTGCCCGCGAATTCGTGCGTGACCATCGGCCAGATCCAGACGCCGCCTGGATGCCTGGCCACAAAGCGCAGCGGCTGCTGCGTGACCGCAAACGCATTGACGTCCTGCACCGTCGCGTCGAGCACCGGCAGGCCGGTCTCGTGCGGATGGATGCGCCAGGCGCCGACCGTGGCCGCCCGATGCCATCCCCATCGCACTTCGCCGGCCTGCCCCGAGACCGTCAGCGCCATCGGCTACGGCTTGCGGACCCAGGCGCCGCGCGCGACAAACGACGCCTTGATCGACACGGCGCCGCCCACCGGCGTTTCGATGGACGCATCCAGCCAGGCCGGGCCGGCGTGAAAGACGGTCGGCGCATCCGACGACGGATACAGATACAGGCTGCAGCCGTTGGCGGATTCCGACGCGTCGAAGAGCGCGTCATCCGCCGAGTCAAACCAGCCCGAGATCGTGCCCTTCACGTCGGGCAAGCCCTGGACGTACGTCTTGTTCGTATCCCCGAACGCGGTCACATCGACTTTGTCCGTGGCTTTGTCGAGCGTCCACGCCGACAGCGAGACCGACTGCACGGCTGCGCCGGTGCCGGTCGGATCGATGTAGATGACGCCTTTTTTTCCGTGATAACGAGCCATGTGCGAATCCCCTGTGATTTACGCAGCGCGCTGCCCCAGCAGCGTCTGCAGGTCTGCAATCACGCGGGCCGCACGCGCGGTCCAGGTGGACTCGGCCACACAGGCCGGAAGATCAGCGGCCATCGCCGCTCGTCGGCGCCCGTCCGTCAGCCAGTGACGGATCAGCGCACTCGTGTCGGCCGGTGTCGTGACGAGCGGCACCAGATCGCCAAAGGTCTCGACGACTTCGGCGCGCGCCGTCGAGAGATGGAACACGCCACAGCGCGCCAGTTCGTACGCGCGCGGATTCAGCGATTCGGCGCCGGTGATGTGCCCGCGCCCGCCGCCGCCTTTACTCGTGCGGTAGAGATTCAGCCCGATGCGCGCGCGCCGATAGAGCGCCGCCGTGCGGTCGTTCGGCTGCAGGCCGCCCCTGACGTAGTCGCGCAGCCGGTGCCGCGATCCCAGCTGATCCCAGGTGCCGTACAGGCCGAGATCGATGCCGGTCCAATCCACGGCGCCGAGCCAGGCGGCGCGCTCAGGAAAGCCGCTGCCGACGAAGACGACATCATGGGCGGGCACGGCGCCATCGCCCGTCTGCGGCCCGGCCCGATGGCGCGATGACCAGGCGTGCGGCAGATAGCCGGCAAACGCCGTAACCGCCGCAAACGCCGCGACGGCCGTGCGTTCGCACGTCCAGCAGCCATCGACGAGCGCCGCCACTTTTAGCTCGTGATCCAGGTCGTACGGCGTTTCAGTAAACAGCACCACGACGCGCAGCCCGGCCCGCTTCAGCAGGATGATCACGTCGGGATGCAGGTACATGGCCGACACGATCAGCACGACATCGACCTGATGCCGCAGCGCCCGTTCGAGCACGAACACGCCGGCCTGGTAGGACACATCGGCGGCGGTCGGCTTCGCCACGGTCGGATCGGTTTTCTTCGTCTTCCGGTAGTTGATCTGCAGCCACGTGTGCGCGCGATACATCCGCACGTCGAGCCGATAGCGCACGAGTTCGACACCGTGCGCGCGCAGGCCTTCGGCCAGGCCGAACGCCACATCGGCGGTAGACCACGACGCGCCCGGCTCGACCAGTAGCACCTTCATGCCGGCACCGGGCCATCCGGCCGCGCAATTACCAGCACGTCGTCGAGCCAGCGAATCGGCTGCCCGGCACGACGGACGATGTCCACGATCCAGTCGTAATCGTGTTCGACGTACCGCCGCGTGGACATCTGGCCGACCGCGCCGACCGGCGCCGCGATGCAGCAGCCGCTGATGTGGCTGCGCCGCAGCTGCGGTTCGTCCCACAAGACCATGCGCCACGGCTGGCCGTCAGGCGTGGTCGGCGGCGTCAGGAAGCGGTACAGCACCGGCCGCGCAGGTTCGGCGGCGCAGATCGGCCGCAGCCGGGCGTAGGCGCCATCGACGAAGATGTCGTCGTCGCCCAGCGTGAACACATGCGAGCCGGTCAGCGGCACCGTCCGCAGCGCGTGGTTGATCTGCTCGACGCCCAGCCAGTGGTACCCGGCGTCATAGGTCGTCGATTGGAAGCCGACGCCGTAGCCGGCGACCAGCGCCTGGCGCGCGGCCAGGTCGTCGGCCGACTGCTCGAATGCGTCAAACGCGATGATCACCTGGTCGCCCGGCACGCGGTCTTGCCGCGCGATGGAATCGAGCAACTGCGCGAGCGACGGCCGGCCGATGGACCCGACGAGTACCGAAAAGGTCGGCATCATGCCAGGGGACTCGCAAAGACGACGTACCGCCCGCCGCGATGCTGCCAGTGCAGTTCCGGCTCGTCGGGATCGGGCTGCGTGTAGCGGATCCGTTCTTCGCGGCGCGTCAGCATGTGGCTGTAGCCGGCGATGGCCAGCGGCGTGTCGGTCAGCAGCGCATGGATGCGCGCCGCCGCCGCTTTCACCGTCTGGCCGCTCGTGTCGAGATCGACCGCTTTGACCAGATACTGCGCGCGATGGAACGCATCGACCGGCCCTTCCATCCACTGATCGACGTGCAGGATCAGACTGACGACGACGAACTGCTTTTTGCCAGCCGGCGCCAGATCCATATACACGCCGTCAGGACACAGCGTCATCAAGGTCGCGTCGGCCGCCAGCATATTGGCCAGCGCCGCGTCGATCTCGGATGCGTCGGCCATCATCGGCGCACGACCAGGCCGTGCCGCTGCACGAGCGCGATCAGGTCTTCCAGCATCACGCGGTACTGCCGATCCACGGCGGGCCAGAACACATGGCCGGGCGGCATCGCGCCGCGATTGGCGCCCTTTTTGGTCTCGCGCGCGGCCGTGCCGTACTCGAAAAAGGCGGCGTAGCCGGCCGTCGCTTTGACCTGCGCGCTGGCGTTCGCGCCGACGACCGTGGACGGCACGACCGTGACGTGGTCGGCCAGTTCGCCCGAGCGTCGATGCGCGCCGTACCCCTGGCGGATCTGCGCCGCCGCGCCCGCCGCGTGGTCGTTAATGATCGCCGTGGCTTCGTGCGCCAGGTCGGTCGGCAGCGTGCGAAGCGCCGCGATCATTTCGTTCACGCCGCGCAGCTGGAGCGTCACGCTCATGGCAGGATCTCGACGACCAGCGCCTGCGTTTGGATGCCGGCGCCTTCGACGTCATCGACGTCGATGACATCGGCCAGATGCGTGACGCCGGCCCGGTCCTGCCAACTGATGCGGCTTTGCGTGGTCAGCGTCGGATGCCAGCGGCCGACCAGCTGATGCGTGGCGCGCGACAAGAGCGATCCGGCCACGGCGCGCTCGGCCAGCCGCAGCGCGACTTTTTCGATGGCGCAGCGCCACGGCGTCGGCTGCTCGATGGTCTCGGCTTGCACGTAGCCGCCATCGCCATCGGGCACGGCGGCGCCGCGTGTTGTCACGGTGACGACCTGACGATACGTCCCCACTTCCAGGGTTACAGCCATCCGGTCCCCGTCATCGGCGGCGGCGCGGCCGGCCGCAGCAGCTGCGTCGGCAGCGCCGTGCCCTTGAACGAATTCAGCAGCAGATCGACGCCGAACGGCAGCGGATCAATCGAGCCGCGCGTGGTCGGATGCACGGCGGATCGGAACGTGTCGAAGTGGCCGACCAGGAAACCCAGGATCCCGAGCGCCAGCGGCGGCATCTGGTCTTGCGTGTCGCCGTAGCCGCACACGTAGCGGATCCGTACGGCGGCGGGGTGGGGGGCGGCGGCCGGCCCCGCCCGC